GTCTACAGGCGTTAAAAATATCTTCTTCCCTTTGTTTTTCACCAAACAATATGCCATTCCACCTAACAACGTTGCTGCTTGATAGCGGCCACCGATTACTATTTTACGCGCGAATGATTTTGCCTCACCGACCATCATGGATAATGATCTTGGCCGTAATTTGAAAGAAAGAAGCCCTTTGTTTCCAGGTATACTCGATAGCGGATTAGATATTCCAAGTATTTTGTATAGCGGTGGTATCACATGCGCCTCGAATATGTTTCAGCCACAACCTCCAGCGCATCCAATTCCATATCCGATCCGACAGTGTTGGAAATGATGAACTGGTAATAGCGCGACTTCATGCCGCGCCCCAGGTCGGCTTTGTGCTGGCGCATGGTCGTACTGTCTTCTGGGTGTATGTCGTAGTCGTAGGCTTCGTGTTCATCCATTTCCACCGTCAGCGTTACCGGTTCGGTGGACTGGCAGGATAGGTAGGCATCCGTAAGGCGCTTCATGCTCTTGGCGCCGAAGTCAGACTTGCAGGTTGTGATGCTGGAATGGATTTCAGCCCCGTTGTCTCTTGATCCGTCCAGGAAGAACAGACCTGACGCGCTTGCGCCGATCATGCGACCGTTGAATTCCACCATTGAATTGAACGGATAACCCTGATACTCGGAGATTGCGCCTGTCTTTAGGTTCATTGCCATGACATGCCATTGATCCGCCTGTCCAGCCGTTCCTGCGATGAACGCAGTCATCGGCTTTAGCTTGGCGTCTATCGCGCCATAATAGGCCAGATACCCGGTGAATGACGCAGATATCAAGCCGAGCGTGGCGCCGATGCTTCCGCCTACCCCTGTGGCGCCGATTGTCTCGCCTGACATGGCCGGCAACCTGGCGCCGATCTTGCCGATGATTCCTTGCGTGCCGTTCATGCTCCCGGTCGGAACATGAAGCTCTGCATCAATTGCGCCAGTAACGCCTGTCTGCCCGGTGACGCTACCAGCAATCGCCGGAATTGTTGCGTCAACATAACCTGATGCGCCAACGTAACCATTGATCTGTGCCGTCAGGAGTGGCAAAACCGCATCGAAGCTCTCTATCCCTCCGGTGATCTGGCTGGAGATTGCCGGAAATGTGGCATCAAGCGATCCTGTTATGCCAACAAGGACGGCGACGGAAGACTCCATGCGCGGAAGGGTGGCGTCAAGCGATCCTGCGACACCTATATCGCCAGTGATAGAACCCGTGATAACCGGCAATGTGGCCGATAGACTGCTGGAAAACGCGGGATTTATCGAGCCTCCGACTACCGCATACCCTCCAACCTTCACCCCACCACTGGCAACATAGAAGTCATCACGGACAGTAGCCGCACCTGTAACCTTCACGCCGCCATTACCGAACACCGTCAGCGAGGTAACGTTGTAGCTTGCATCAATCGCAGCGCCGCCAACCTTCATGCCTCCGCTTCCAGTCATTACCAGCGGCCCGCCAATGTATGCCGATCCTCCGATCTTAACCCCACCGCTCGCCGTCATCGAGTACGTTGACGGGCCTGATTCCCCGAGCAGGATTTCTGGCAGCACTAGGCCGTTGATCGTGAATGCACCGAACTGTAACGACGGCAGCGCAATCCCGACAATCGAAGAGTAATACCCGAACTGGAAAGACGGAAGCCTGACACCGTTGTCCGATGCCTTTTGTCCGAACTGTAATGAAGGTAATGTAAAGGACATGGTTTAACTGAGCGTGAGAGTGGCTTCTGTCAGGGTTACGGGATTCCCTGACGTGATGGTCAGATTATCAAGGATGAAATCTGCCGCAGAAGTGCCAACTGACCCCTGAATGGTAAAAATGCCATTCACCCAGCGAACATAACCAGCAGTTCCGCTCGCAGTTGCGTTTGCCGATATGTTGGTGGTGAGCATTGAAGCGCCGCCCGACGCCGCCCCCCATGGAGACGACGAGCCGGTCGGGATGGTCGCCAGCAACGTCCCGGTTGCTGCCATGTCTGCATTGTCTGGCGCTACCCCTGAATACACCAGAATTGACCCATTGATTCCCATCTGCATCGCCGTACTGATGACGCCAGCAACCAATGAGGCGAGACGATCCACCACATCAGAATTTAGTTTCAGCGTGCCGCCATTGGTATATGGCATCTTCACGTCAAGGTTTGTGACCGTTATCGGAGAGCCGGATGAGGCGGATAGCGACGATAGAATACAACCAGCTCCTGATCCGGACAGCCCTACCGTGGTGTCGATATCTGCATAATTAGAGTAATTCCTGATTCTGGCGAACCCGATTGTTCCAGTTGCTGTAGCGTTTGCAGATGCTGGTGTAGCCAATTTGCAAACACCACCAGATGCTGCAGAATACTTACCGTTCAACACGATTGATGCGGAAGTAACGAGCAGCGATCCTGCAGGTGTTGCGCCAGGATCGGATGGCTGTGCTCCGCTGTAAAAATCGACGGAATAACACAGGCTAGACAACGCTGTCGATCCAACAATCGCATTGACTAGCGGGTTAAGGAAATATTGTGAGCTGAAAGTTGTAGGCATGGCTTACGCCTTCGACAGGGTGATTTTGGGAGTGATCTTGATGGTGTCTCCGGAGTTCTGCACCACCTTGGCGGCGCCAAACAACTCCGAATACAGCAGCGTTCCGCTTACCGCGCCAACCACGTAGTAACCGTACACCGTAACAGCGGTTCCAGACGTGAACGTCCATGTCTGTTCAGGGTAGGAACCCTCTGCTGCACCACCATTCTGCGCGATAGACCAGTTCGCTTTTGCCAGCGTCTTCGCCGAATAGCCTAGCGTGGACATTTCGGTATAGGTTGACGCAACGTCTGTATCTGCTGGCGTCACGTTATTCACGAACAGTTTGAGCGAGAAGTCCTCCTGGGCATTGAATCCCAGTGCCATTCCTAGCAGCATGTTCTCGCCTACGGTTGGAACAAGCAATGTCATGGTATTCTCCCTTTAAGCTGTGGGCAGCGTGAACTGACCATCATTTATGGTGAGCGGAGCGCCAGCAGCGAATGATGTCGATGTCAGGTTCATGTCCGCCCCAGAAGTTCCGACTGTGCCGTCCACACGGCATGCCGTGGTGCTACTCGCAGTTCCGGGATCGGTTGCCTCATGCAAGCGAAACCAGGACGCCGTGCCGGTGGCAAGCATGGATGCACACGACCATGTTTCTGCAGAAGCCTTCTTCAAAACCCCGCTGGTAGCGCTGGTGTCGAAATGTATTCCAAGCGAAGCGCCGTCAGAATATACAGTGGCGAGCTTCACCGCGCCAGAAGGTGGAGCATCATCCGCTGCAGCAGGGCGGGAGCCAGAGTAAATATCAATGAATCCACCAGCGAACAACGTCTTGAACGGCGACGTATCCATGAGCTTGTTGACCGTACCGGTCGAGAGACGAAGGGACATTTCATAACCTCCAAATAAAAAAACCCGCGATCAGCAGGCGTAAAAAAACCCGCCGAAGCGGGTTTGGGGAACTTGTTACTTGCTACCTAAGCGCGGCGACATACTGGTTCATGCCTGGCTTGATGCGCGCTACAGCGGCGCCGTCATGCGTTACAGGATAGACGTATCGGTCAACGGTGATGTTTTGGAACGAACCCCCGTCTCCGATGACGCAAATTCCTTTGTCAGACGCGAACACGCCAACGATTCCTTGCAGTCCTGACAGCACCATTGAGCCATCCACATAGGCCAGGGTATTCGGTATAACGCCATAGCTGACCTTCTTGTCATGCTGCGCCTGGGTGATATCGTCCCCGGACAGGAACACGATGGACTTTTCGGTTCCAATGAACACGCCGCCCTGGACTGGCGCAACCATGTTGATGCGAGAATCGAAAGCGTAGGACTGGCGCACTGGATCGAAGCGCTGGAAATACAGGTAATCCGAATACAGAAGGAACTCGTGGACTGCTATCAACGCATGGCCGTTGAACATGGAAACATGCTCTCCGTATGGCGCGTGCTGGTAGAACTGCGTTTGCAGGGTGATGCCTAGATTCACCGCGTCGCCAGCGTAAATGGCGCTGGTCGCGCTGTTCGGTATCTGGAGCGCAAGGTACATGGATTTGCCGTCCGGCGCCGTCACGTAGATGCGTTTCCTGTCTATGCTTGGATCAGCAGAAACCGGTATGTCGTAGAACTCGATTCCGCCGACTGTCTCAATGACGCCAGAACCGCCCGTTCCAGATTCCTCGCCATCGTTCCGAAGGAACGTAAGGGAGAACTGGTACGTTCCTTGCGGAAGCAACCCGTCGAATTTGCGCGCCATTGGCTGAGCGTTGGGCGGAGTGATGCCCCATTGAGTGACAGTGTTTCCATCAGTGACAAACGACCGCGATCCGTCCGAGAGGTAAACTTTACCGTTGATGCCCTGATAGGAAACGCGATTTCCTGACACGCCTGCCAGCAGAACGCTCGAAGTGAAGTCAGGGCGAAGCACCATCAGGTTTGTCCCGGAGACATAAAGGCAGTATTCGCCATTCGAGAACAGCGAATGCGCCGATCCGGTGGATAATTCAGAGAAGCCTGGGCGGCGAACAACGCGCTTGCTGTCGTCGATGTCAACGTTCACAGCCGATGACAATTCAGAAGTACCGATACGATAGTCGGGTACAGTATTCCTGATGCCATCGAATCCTGTGAAATCAATGCTTGGCATTACTTCTTCTTGCCGTTGGCAGAAAGTTTCTGGAACTTCTCGGCGCCGTATTTCTTGCGGCCAATAGCGGCTGCCAAAGCATCCGGATCATCCACGCCTTTATTAGCCAGAGTTTTTTCAAGCGAAGCGAAGCGCTTACCTGAACCTAATTTTGGTTTTGCCATTTTGAGTCTCCTTGGTTATGAATATCCCACTCTCTCAGCGCGTCAATACGCGCCCTGCACTGCTCGTATAGGTCTGCGGCATCGACGATCCAGGTTGCAACGTCGGTGTCCGTGCTGTCGTTGGTATTGGTGGGAGCGGCGGCATGGGCTGTAGCAGCGCTTCCGGAGGATGCGGGCAACTTGACACCGAAAGCGGGGGATTGCTGGAGCAGGCCGCGAGCGTCAGCAGACAGGCAAGTGCGGCCAGTAGTAGCGGTTTTGATGTCATTTCGGAGTCTCCTGTTGGTAGTTTCGAGGTCAGTTAGGCGAGCATCACGCTCGGCCAGCGCTTGATCGGCAGCGTGACTTGCTGTTTCAATGCGGCGCCTGGTTTCTTCTGCGGCGGCGGTTTCGCGCTTGGAGATACCGGCTTTTAGCGCTGACACCTCAGCCACCTTTGCGCGGTGCTCCCATGTGTAACCGGAAGCCAAGCCCAAAGCAAAGAGCAGCGCGGCGGCGATGATTGGGAATGGGTTCAAGGCTGTTCTCCTACACACATTTTATATTCTGCCTGGCGGCGCTTGGTAAGCCCAAACGATTCCATACCACCAGCACGATTCCATTTCAGCAATTCTTTGCACGCACCGGAATAATCTGGCGGTGTCTGCTTGAGCTTCTTCACTAGAGAGGAATGACAAGCATTGCCCACTCCGACGTTATAAGTCCACGAAACATAAGCGTCCCATTCTCCCTTGCTAAGAGGCACACCGCCGATGCACCCAGTCAGCCTTTTGGCGTGATCGTCTGCATCGCGCTGGAGGTTTATCACCGCTCGCACTGGATCGGTTCTATCGCCACGCTTAATAGGGCCGGATGCGGTTTGGGTCGTGCCAAACCCTATTGTCTGCACCCCCACGCCATCGTCGTAGGCCGCGCCACGGTAGCCCTCATAAGCCGCAAGCGATGCGACTACAGCCGCAGTTGCGCCGATGGTCTTCCATGTCGATGCGGGAATTCGCTGTTGGTCAGTCATCGTCGTCGCCAAGTGTCTTGGGCTGACGCACCAGGCGAGAAATCACTACCGCAATGGAAAGCGCAACCGTCACAGCCGCGAACAAGCGCGGCTCGATTATTCCCATGAATGCTGGAATGGCGATGAACATCCCATTGAGCGCCGCCGTCAACAGGGCGAAGCGCACGCTCCATGCGTGTATTACAAGATTCTTCCAGTCTGCATAGAGTTTCATCGTGCCGTCTCCTTCGCATCGTGCACCTTAACCCACGCGCTTAAATCATTTATGTCTTTCTTGATGGTGACTATCTCGTTAAACGCGAAACTTATGAGCACAATGGCAATGGCTTGGATACCCCCAAGCAATCTCGCCGCCACCCGCCACATCCCCTTGCCTTGGTTCATCAGCAATTGCTCTCGTTCTGTGTGGGCCTCATAAGCCGTCAAGTGGTTGTCGAGTTTTTCCGCTACTTCATTGATGATATGAGTGTTTGCGATCAGTGATTCGTTGATCTGCTGGAGGACGATCAGAAACGCTCGGTCTTTCGGATCGTTGGCTTGCTCAATAAGAACAAGAATCTTATCTTGTGACACGTCAGTGGCCCTTCTATTATGTAGTTCTGTCATTGATGATACTCAGGCGGTAGTTGTGTGCCACGTAACTCGGACTCAAAGCTCAATTTACAGTGATCGTGCTCAAACGGGCTAAACAGCACGTCAACCAATGGCCGCAACAACTTTCCAGAGTGTCTCCCCTCACGCTCCATGCGGTATAACGCCGCGCTAATAGTTTCATCAGGCATACCCTCACCAAACGTTAGAGTAACCCACAGTAACTGATCAACAGCTATGAGTAAATTAAGAAGTCGTTGCTTAATAACCATGTTTACTTATGCAAGAATCTCAGCGGAACGACCAGCGGCAAGAAGTCCCGCAGCTTCCAACACCTGCACTCCATAGATTGTTGATTGGTCATCGAGGTTTATTTCTTCTGCGAGTTTGAACTTGTCTAGCCAAACTTCAATCTGAACATTCGATTTTGCTACCGTATAAATTGCAGCGAGTTCCGCATCTGTAAAGCGGTTCATATATGCTAGTTTGGTTAGTGTGCGAACACTAGAAGTAGTCACAATGGGTTCTTCGACCAGTCTATAAAACGGATAGTGCGCGGAGCAGAAATCTTCGCTGGCATCAATTGTATTGACCACATTACCGTTTACTGCATCAAGGATTTCGTATCGCATTTTAATACTCCAGGATCACTGATCCTTTACCGCCAGCACCAGATGTTGCTACGTAGCCTGTGCCATTAGTAGCAGAACCACCACCGCCCGCACCAACTCCGCCTTTTCCTGATGTTACGGCGCCGGAGTTTGAAAACGATGCTCCTCCTCCCCCACCCCATCCACCAGCGCCGCTGATTCCGGAAGAGGCGACACCACCACCACCACCATTAGCGCCAGCGCCACCACCGCCACCACCGCCACCGCCCAGCGCAGGAAAAATAGGCAGCGCTATTCCAGTTGGAAAATTCCCAGCTCCTGATGCAGGTGAGTAGCCAAGCGCATCTGGGCCTCCGATAGCGCCATTGTTCGGCCCACCAACCCCGGCACCTCCAGCAGCGGAGGAATAAACAGCAGATACAGAAGTCGCGGCCACACTCGCCCCTCCGCTCGCATATAAGCTGGTTCCAACACTCCCGCTGGCAAAAGCGCCCAGCCCGATATTCACCGCCCCGCCACCTGTTGCCCCGCTGCCGGCTACAGTAATTGCGCCGCTTCCTCCACCTGTTAGGTTTACGTCACCACCAGAGGCCGTGCCTCCAGATGCACCGGAAACTGCACCAGCGGCTTGTAGTCCGCCGCCGCCGCCATTGGCTGTCAGGGTCGTAGAACCGATAACAACTGTTGTATTTCCACCTGCGTTGCCGTTTGCCGCAGAACCAGCAGCCGGAGCAACAGCCGCACCGCCAGCTCCGATCGTGCAAACAATGGATGCACCTGCCGCGATATACATTTCCTTGATGCACGTTCCGCCTGCCGCGCCACCAGAAGCAGCAGCAGCGCTGGCAGACTTCGAAGCGCCACTCCCACCTGCGCCGATCGCTGTAATACGATACATCCCAGAAAATGGTGCGGTAATAGTCTGGCTGCTCTGTACATAAATAACCGACCGTCGGCTGAAACCTGTGTTAAGAAATTGTTTCAGGTCACTCATTAGTAGATTCTCCAGGTCGTTCCGTTGTAGACAAGGCCAACGCTGATATTGTTGGTGGATAGAGTCATGTCTTCTGAAAGGCCCATGATGGTGCTGCCGTTCCGACTGATTGTCAGGTTATTTGTTTGAAACGCACCACCACCATCTGAAATATCAACATAATTCCCAGCCGAAGGAGAAGCGGGGAGAGTGACCGTAAATGCGCCGCCGGACGTGTCTGCTACAATTCTGTTGCCAGATACGGCTGTATAGTTTGCTGTTTTAATCTGCCAATCGTAGGAGATGTACGAGCCGGGTATCGTGTCGCCGGTAGACAGTTCTTGCACAGTCCCACCGTAATTAGCCAGTGGTTTTTTTGTCGCCATGATTTAGGCCAGAACGATCACATCTCCAGGGTTGAACGATAACGTAGTCGCATTGATCGCCGTCCCAATGGGCTGCACTACGTTACCGGAACCAGACGGTGCAGTTGCGGAAACTCCACCCGCTGTTGTTGCCAAGAAATACTTTGCCCCTGGAGTGAGTCCAGACATCTGCGTGTTGGACTGCGATGTGCGGTACACCGTAGCGTTTGCAGGTGCTGTAACGGCTGACAGCACAAAACCCATGGCCTCTTTTCCTGCGGTTGTAGCATCGGCTTTTCTGGCATTTGCGGCACCAGAGTTCGACCAAATGTTAACCAGATTTCCGGCCGCCAGGTTCTCTGATGCTGGAATGACATCAGCTTCCATACCAGAACCCACCGGCATCATGCTTGAGTCGAATCTACCAGACGGATCGAGCGCGGGGATTTTTCCAGCGTCGGATGCACCCCCCGATGTTTGAATCGCTACAACCTCAGTCAACACGCCTGCATTGTTTTGGATGTATTTGTTTCCAGCCATGATGTTTCTCCTAGTTTAGAAATATTGGTTCGTGTAAATTGATGAATACCTTTGTAGCGGTGATCGGGAAAGCGACTATCAAGCTGAACCCAGTTACCGGCGCAACCTGCGTCAGCATCCCTGACGACGATAGCCAGATCGGTGTATCGAGCACCCACGACCAAGACGGCTCTGTCATTTCCCCGCCAGTCTGGATCATCGCGGTATACCCCATAGAGGCCGCCCCGGTTGTCATGCCAAGCACCTTGTTTGCGTGGCTAAGTACCGTGTTATCGGCATAGATGGCTTTTCCAGTGTCATCCAGCACCACCATGCGGTGTCCGCCGAGCGCTTCGCCTGCTTGGTATTGCAGCGCATCCCCGCCTGTTGGACCTGGGGGCCCTGGAGGCCCGGATGGGCCTTGCTCCCCTCCGAATATAACCTGCCTGTCAACCAGCTCAACTACCGATACCTGCCTCTCCTCAATCACTACAGGGTGTACTTCAATAACCTCGATCACGTTGTAATCTCCCCAAGCACTACAACATCTTCAATAGGGTTTCCGCTATCCGCCATGATCTTGCTGACATAGCCGGAAGCAGTAGTGACCAACTCGATGTCGCTGACGCCCTTGCGCCATGTAATCGCTGCGGTATCTGCGGCAGATATTGTCTCAGTGATGGTGTGGTTCACGTTGTCGATGATAAGACCGCCGTTCTCTGTAGTCAGACTGAGCAGCACCGTTCCGCCTTCTTTGTCCTTGATGCTGCGACGCGCAGTGCATCCTGACATGTCAATTGGCGTGAAGTATTGTAGATAGCCGCCGGAGGTGTAGGCGCCGAAGTCCGATGTGTTCACGTCATTGATAGTTATCGTATTCGCGTCCACTACCGTAACCTTACGGTACGCCGTCAACTTCGGCTCGCCCTTCGAGTCCAATTCAGCGTTTATCTCTCGCATGCCCTTGACGGAAACGACCGCGGCGAACTGCCCAGTAACAAGCATATGTCCAGGCGCTGCGATCCTTACTGGCGCGGAATTTGTGATAGCCGTGATAGGGATGTAGATATACGGCTTGGCCGTGGGCCTGAGCACGCGGCTGAATGTTTCTCCCCTGCGTATCGTGATTGTCATGTCTTTACCTAAAACCAGACGGCACGATTTCCGCGCCGTGTCCGTGTACGGTTCGCGCGCTCCTGGTGCGCATTGATCGGCTGTCCGAACTCTTGAATGAATAGTGCCGCCTGCGCGCGGCTCTTGTTCGGGTCGTAGGTGTCAACGTCCTGTTTGAGATATGCCAACTCAAGAACGTGATGAATCAGTTTTGCGTGATAACGGCCATCTATCTCCGGCTCATCTCCATCGTCCGCCAACTCTTCCATCGGCATTCTGTATACGCCAAAATTCATGCTCCCATTGGCATCAGGCGTATGTATCAACTGGACATATCCAGATTTCGCATCGACGGAAAAGAACTCCGGGAATAGCTGCGTTGAGTTCCAGTAATCGCCATATATATGCTGTGCATCCTGGATTGAGATCATCTCCAGGTGATGGTCATCCAGCGTTACCGTGTCTTCGCGGATGCGTAAAATGGATGGGTGAAGTTTGTAAAGCGCTTCTCCTGCCACCACGTCTATCTGGCAGACTTCCGGAGTTTCATTATCGGCAATGAGGTATGCACGGCGCACGGCTTCGAAATAGGCGAGGTTGATGTAGCCGTTCACCTCATCGTCACCCCACAAGTATTTCTTCCTTGTGTCGTCGGCGCGAAGACGGAACAACTGGCGAAGATCGTATAGAGTCATTGATTATTCAGCCAGTTGCGTGTTTTCTTCTTGAATCTGATCTTCGATAGCGGACTTCCTGCCCCGCTTTGGCTTGCCATCGGAGATAATCTCATAGGCTTCTTCGATAGAAATTAGACGGAAAACATGGTCGTCGTTATCTACCAGGCAAACCTGCTCGCCTCGGTCGTTGTCATTGAATTCGTAAATGGCCTCGCCAATCGAGACGTTAAAACCACCAGGCCGGTTGCGCAGTTTGCTTTTAATCAGCGGCATGTTTCCTCCTGAAACAGAAAAAACCCCGCCGAAGCGGGGTTATATGGTTTAACGAATGGTTATGCGCCGTAGGTAGAAGTACGGTACAGCATAGTCAGGCCGATCGTTCCAGATGTCGCGCCTGTTGCGGGGCCGGTTGCAACCTTGATGGCAACCATGCGGTCACTGTCAGATGGCGCCACACGGAACGCCGTCTTGGCGGTCGGGCGAACCACGCCGCCAGCTTGGGCGACAGTGGAAGCAGCAAACACTTCCTGGCCTACGTTGCCGTTCGTGTCAACCAAGCCTACATCAAGAGCAATCGTAGGGGTTACGCCAGCATCAAGATCGTCAGAATCAAGAATGAAATCCACAGGCACGAAACCAGCAGGCAGCGGCATCATCTGCACGATGTCTCCAGCCGCCAGGGCGGCGGCAAGCGCGTAAGTGGCACGTACAGAAAGAACCTCAGCGCCTTCTGCGTTTGTCGGCATGGGCCGGAAGTTTTGCGCGGAAGCGCTATACAGAGTAGTCATAATGCTTGTTCCTCAAGGAATGTCCCCCAATTCAGGGGGACGTGGTATTACGCGGTAGGATCAGTGGCGGCAGTATCGACAGAGATAATGCCGAAGTCCTTGCCATTGAACTGAGTCTTCTTGACGCCGAAGATAGAGCTTGTCGAAATCACAATCTCGTTGCCCTGATCGCGGGTTTCTTCGTACCAGTCGAAGCGCAGGTTTGTTCCAGGGGAACCGAAAGCAATCACGCCCGCTTGGGAACCCATGAACAGTGCACGCGCGGCAGAAACGTTGGCACTTGCGCCATAGTCGCTGAAACGGATACCCGCCTTGTGGCTGTGCAGGATCACGTTGTTGTACATGCCCAGGCCGCCCTTGAAGATGGGACTGTTCTTCCCTTCGCTCAATGTCAACGCCTTCTGGATGTCCAGCCATTGACCGGCGCTGGTGTTGACGCGCAGGTCATACTCCTGCCACGGATTCATCACCATTACATAGTGATCCTCGCCTTCGATCATCACAGGCTGAATCTGCGGGACTTCCTGCGTGCCGCCGCCCATCATGGAAGCCCGTGCCACGCACTTGTCAATCACAGACAGGCTCATCTTGTCAGTGCTGACCATGCTGGCCTTACTGACGGCAGCGCCACCATACAGGATATGCTGCGAGTCGGGTGCTTGCAGCGGGTTATTGGCGAATCCGGGGTAGGTGGTCGGAAACACAAACTCAGTGTTCACGCCACGGGCGCCGGACAAGTACATGAAGAACAACTCATCGAACAGGCGGCTCCACCACTCGGACTGACGCTTTTTGGCAACCGCGCGCAGGTCGTGAAGCGTACGCTTACGGGTCATGCGGCCACCGGTGTTCACGCCGCCGCGCATCTGGTCGATGTATAGCGTATCGGTGTAGAACTTGAGCGCTTCCTCATTGTTGGTGAGAATCTGATCACCTTCAATCGGTTGCATCTTAAGTTGCATCGACAGGTCAAAATTCACCTTGTCGCCCGCGTCAGACTGCAAGTCTGTCAATGCCTGGATAGGCGTCATGGCATCAGGGCCGATACCGATGAACTTCTTGTTGAAATAACTGGTACGTCCGATATCAACGGCCAGCATGGACGAATAGCGGCGTACCGCCTTTGGGTCGTTCAACCCTACGACTGTCTTAGACATATCGTGCTTCCTTCATGGAAAGCACTCTTGCGCGAATACAGCCGCTCTTGCAGCCGATAAAAAAGGCCCTTATGGGCCTGAACTTGTTACCTGCCTGGCGGCATCGCCAGTGTAGGTCTTGTTTCGAGGTACGTTTTGCTGATACTCACAGAAGGAGGCGCATCAATCTTGACGCGCACCACTTCCCTGCCCTTCATGCCGTCTATCACGACGCGCGCCTGCCCTACGTCTATGGCCTGCCCGACTTTCATGTCAACAAACAGGGCCACGCAATTAGCCCATCATCAGGTATTTCTTCTGCTTCGCCGGCGACAGTTGCGCGAGCGCTGCTTCCAGCTCCAGGCCACTCATCTTGTCGAGCGATGCAAATTCGTCACTATCGTTCTCGGCGGCAGTTGGCGTATCTGCAAGCGTCTTTGGAAGTTTTGCCTTCTGCAAGGCATTTCCGCGCTTGCCGTCTTTAATTGGCGTCACATTGTCAGACGGATTGGCAATGTTGAAGCGCGTGCGCACCAACTTACCAGCCTCGCGCAGGTATTCGAGTTCGGAATACCCGCGTTTTTCTGGGTCTGCGTATAGCATCTTGAGTTGTGCATCGAGCGCGGCGAACATGATCGGGTCTTTTGGTGAGCCGTCCGCATTCGTACCGAACTCCGGCATCGCTTTGAAGAACTCCTTTTGCGACCAGTCCCAACGCTGCGCTCGAATTTCGTTCGCTGTCTCAGCAGCCGACTCTGCCTTGGCCTGTGCAACGCTGATCTTGTTCATCTCAACGGCGAATTCCTTGGTGCTGATCTCGCCTTTCTCGAACTTATCAGAAAGTTCTTCTAGTTGCGTGGAGAAATCCACCGCCGCGCTGGTCGCCGGTTCGTAAACGAATCCTGCATCAGTCTTCTGTTCAGGTTCGGTAGCGGTTTCTGCGGCGTCTTTGGCTTCGTTGTCTTCGGCATCGCTGTCCTGCGCTTCTTCCTCTTCGCTATCGGCACCAGTCGCGTTAGACTCATCGTCAGCGGTTTCTTCGCCGCCTTCATTCTCTGGCGCAACATCTGTATCTTCCTCTAGCGCGGCGCGTTCCTCGTCGCTTAGTGCTGCCAGTTCATCTTCTGTGTACGACATTTCATGCTCCTTGTAGGTTGTCTGATCCAGTTGGCGTTTCGATTCCGGCGTTCTGCCCGACATTCGG